CTTGCCCTGGCCGAACAGCGCCATCTCGAACAGTTCGGTGAACGAGCGCGGGTTCTGCGGCGCGCCGATCAGCAGGTTCTTCCTGTAGACCAGCTTGAGGTCGGTATACCCCTCGGTGCGAACGACGGCGGCGTCGGTCGCCGCCGTGCGCGTCTCGGCCGGCAGGTCTGTCCAGCGCTCGGCGAACTGCTCGGTCATCGCCTGATTGACGCGCGTGCGGTCGCCCTTGAACACCACCACGAAATAGCTCAAGGCCGCGTCGCGCACCTCGCCGACGCTCGGGTCGCCCGAGTCCTTGTCGGCGCGGACTTCCTCGTCGGTGACCTCGACAAAGCCCTCGGGACTGTACGGATCCGGCCGCTTGCGCTGAAGCACGTACGTGTCGAGGTTGACTTGCAGCTGCTGCGCAAGGTTGTTGAAGACGGTGTTGATGATGTCCTTGCCGAGCACCCAGTCGTAGGCGTCGGCGACGTACTGCACCAGACGCCGGATGAACTCGGCGATGTAGGTGCGTAAGCTCGGATCCTCGCCGGGCCGCAGTTTCTCGAACGCGGTCTCGTAGCGGCCAGCCATCGCCGCTTCGACCTTTTTGGCGAGAAACTCCTCGGCCAGCACCGCCGGGTGATTGAAGCGCGGGTCGCCGCCGTAGAGCTTCATCACCTCCAGGTAGGTCGGGTCGCTCTGCATGTTCATGCTGATCTTGAGCCACAGCTGCGCCATGTTGGCGCGCGACTGGCCCGTGAGACCGATCATGAAATGCGTAAGCTCGTGCGCGACCCGCCGCGTGGCCTGTGCGTACGCCGGCGAGTGCGCGCCTTCCGAACGCAGCGCGATGGCCGCGCGCTTGATATTGTCGGCAATCGCGCGCACGCGCTCGTTGAGATACGCCGCTCCGACCCTGTTGTTGGTCATCCGCGCCGGCTTGCCCGACTTGATCAGGTTGGCGTCGGCGGTCGCCATCCAGTTCGCGAGATCGAGAACATCCAGTTCGGAGATCGCCGGACCGATATGCCGCTCGAAATGCTGCAGCATCTTGCGCAGCGCGCGCTGCTCGCGGATCGGCAGGTCCTTGAAGAACTGCATGATGCCGGGGATGCCGCGCAGCAGCGCCGGGGTCGTCTGGACTTCCTGCGCCAGCGCGGCGGTGCTGGCCGCGCGCGCGTCGTTGTCGATGCTCGCGAACAGGCCTTCGACTTCGGCCTGCGGCACGCCGGCGTCGAGCAGTTCCTGGCGGTTGAACGTCTCGGGGAGCTTGACGCCGGCGCGGATCGCGCTGGTGTCCAGCTTTTGACGGGTCTCGCCGGTGAGGTCCTCTAACGTTACACGCTTGGGAATGAGCGCCGCCATCCCGGCGGCGCCAAGCTCGCTGGCGCGCTGTCCAGCGGCCAGCTGCTGTCCAGAGGTCTGCGTGAGACCCTCGAACGCCAGCTGCTCGTTCTCGGTAAGCGCGGGCGGCGTCAGCGGTTCATGCGCCACCCCGGCCGGCGCGGTCTCGGGCTTGATCGAATTGGTGGTGGCCGGATTGAACAGTTCGCCCTGCGGCTGGGCCATGCGCTGCGCGGCTTGGGCAGCGGCCTGCTGTGCGGCTTCCGGCGTCGCCGGCGCCGTGTCGTCGAACATCGTGAAGCCCTGCCCGAACGTCCGCCCTTGCGGCGCCGGCAGCAGGCGCTGGGCCGTGGCGGCGGACGGCGCCGGCAGCGCGCGCTGGCCCTGGGCGGATCGCTGGCCGCCTTTGACCTCGCCGGCGGCGGCGTCGGCGCGCGCCTGCGCTTCGGCGGTCACCTGGGCCTCGCGCGCGGAAAGTTCTCCCGACATGCGCAGGCGCGCGAGCCGGATGACGTTCTGCCCCTGCGGCGAGATCACCACGTTCTCGGGCGCCGTGTTGTCGATCTGCATGACCTGCGACGAGCCGATGAAATAGTCCTTGCCGTCCGTTCCGACCACACGTTGGCGCGCGCCGTCGCGGCGGATCGGCTGTCCATCGCTGCCGACCGCAAGCTGGATCGTCTGTCCACCGGCCTTGCCCTTGCCCGGGCGCTGCAGGATCCATACCGGCCGGTTCACCATGCGAACCGGGTCCATCAATAGATCGATCACATCGCGGTTGGCCTCGATCTCGCGCATGCGCGCCTGCACGTCCGGCTGCGCCGCGCGCTCGGGCGGGAGATTTCTCAGCCGCTCGAAATCCGCTTCCGAGCGTACAAGGTAATTGTAGAACTCCAGGCTGGCGCCGACGATGGGATCGCCGACGTAGTCCGGACGGTCCTTCTTCCAGGCGGCGTCGAGTTCACGGATGCGCTGCTGCTGCCCGCGCAGGAACTGGGTGCGGTCCGGCGGCGGCGGCAACGAGAAATACAAATCCTCGTTGCCCTCGATGCCGGTCGGCGCCGGGCCCATTTCGTTGGGATCGATGGGACCGTTCGGGCCAGGGCCGGGACCGGGCAGACCCCCGGGGCCACCGGGTCCGGCGGGGCTTCCGGGAAACCCGGGACCGCCGGTGAGCGCCGGCCCGCCGCCGCCGGTGTTGGGCCCGCCGGGACCGCCGGGGCGACCCATCATGCTGCTCGGCGGATTGTTGTTCGGGTTGTGCACCCGCCGCCCGCCCGGCAGCATGTTCAGGATCATCTGCAGCATCGCGCCGGCGCTGAAGCCGCCGATGGCGCTGTCGCCGACACCGTTGAACGTGTCGCGCGTCGGATCGTACGCCACCAGATTGGACGCGATCAGGTTCTCGGTGACCTGCTGCGCCGCCTCGGTGGCCATCTCGGAGAAGCCGGTTTCGAGGACGCGGAACTTGTTCTCGCTGATCGCGCGCAGGATGCCGCGCTGGAGCACGTTGCCCATGCGCTGATCGATGGCGGCGAACGCATGGAAGACCGGCAGCACGTCGAGCGAGCCGCTGAGCACGCCGTTGTAGCGCGATGCCGCCATGATGTCGTCCCAGCTGGCACCGTGCTCAAGCGCGTCGCGGTAGACCTCGGCGGCGTTCTGCGAATACGACGAGACCAGCGCGCCGGCGCGACCGGCGGTCACCGTGTTGTTGGCGCCGAGTATGGTGCCGGCGATGCCGGTGCGCGCCGACACCGCGCCGGCGCCGGCGGCTGCGCGTCCGGCCAAGCCCAGGCCGCGCGCCGCTATCATCGTGCCGGTGCCGATGCCGGCGGTCAGGAAGAGCGACGCGGCGATGCCCAGCACGTTGCCGAAGATCGGCGCAATCGTATTGACGAAGATGTCGCTGCGGTACTCCGGATTGATCTGGAAGTTGTCGGCGATCCAGCCGTCGATGGTGTCGGCGGCGTCGCCGAGCAGCCCGGTCTGCTGGTTGGGCAGCAAGGTCTGCAGCCCACGCGGAATGTCGGCGCCGGCCGAGCGCAGCGCCGGGTCCATGACCGCGTTGAACAACGAATGGACATAGCCGACATTGCGCTCCGACGCGAGGCGCGGGCTGAGACGTTGCTCGTACTCCCGCGCCATGATCGCGGGATCCGGCACCGGAATGTTATCCAGGCCGTTCGGCGTCGCCGGCGTCCCGGGGTCGGACGGAAGTTCACGATACGGCGTATACGGTGTATACCCGCCGGGCCGGGGACGCTCGCTGTCCGGCACGCGCTCGCGCCGGAAGCCGAGAACCTGCCATGCTTGGTTGCCCAGCCATGCCGGCACAGCGCCTTCGGTGACCGGACGCGTGTAGGGGCCGGCGCGGCCGACGCCGGGAGCGCGGCCCCAGATGGTCCCCGGAGGCAGCGGCGTGCCGTCCGGAGCGAACCGCTGCGGCTGCTGTGGCTGTTGCGGCTGGACAGGCGCCTCGGCGACCTGGACAGGCTCTTCGCCGGTGGTCTCGTCCGGCGCCGGTGGAGACACCGGACGCGGCTGCGCCTCGGCGACCTGCGGCAAGGGCAGGTCACGTGTGCCCGGCGCCTGCGGCTGACTGCCGGGAATGGTGTCCTGCGGTTCCCAGGGATCGTCGAGGGTCGGCATTGACCTGTCCTAACGTACGTCTTGCAGTCGCGCGCGCAGCTGACCGATTGCCCATTCGGAGAACTGCGGGTAGTTCTGCCGGATGAGCGCCATGGCCTCCGTGATGGCACGCTCCTTGGCCTGCTGCCGCTCCGTGAAGCTGGTGACCGAGTGCACGTACATCCGTGCGGTGCGCTCGGTGTTGTTGAGCACGGTCTCCATGACGCCGGCGTATTGTCCGGTCGGCGATGTCTGCACGACGTTGCGCGACGCGGCACCCGGCGGTGCGTTGGGCGTTGACGTGGCGCCGGGCATCCCGACGAAGGACTGCCCGCTGGAGTCCCAGCCGCCCATCGCGTTGCCGACACGGGCGAGATAGGCCTGCGTGCTGACCGGCAGGCGCGCGAGGATTTCGGAGCGCGGCGCCCCGGCCGAGACTTGTGTCAGGATCCGGTTAACGCCGGCCGGGCCCCAATTGTAGGCCGCCAAGGCGAGCGTGTAGTTGCCGCGATACTGCTGCAGCAGCTGCGAGAGATACGCCGTCCCGACACGAATGTTGGTCGCCGGGTCGAAGATGCCGTTCGGCGGCGCGTTGATGCGCCGCGCGACATCGACAAAGGTCGGCGGCTCGATCTGCATCAGCCCGTAGGCGCGCACGCCACGGCTGGACGGCGCGCTGGCCGCGTTGGGAGTGCCGCCCTCGGCCGGGCCGATCACCGCCGCGATCAGGGTCGGCGGCACATTGAACTCGCGCGCCGCCGGACTGATGTACTGGTCGTACTGCTCCAGGACGCGCTGCATGCGCGCCATGTGCCCGGGATCGGGCGGCGGCGCGGTGCCGGGCGCCGGCGCCGGCAGCGCGGGACCGGGACCGTAGTCGTGCCGGGGCGCCGCGTTCTGCTCGTTGTACATCATGCTGCTCGGCGTGTAGCCACCCGTGTACCAGTGGCCACTCGGTTCCGTGCGCGTGATGCCGCGTGCGACATCGTTGTAGATCTGCTCGATCATCATGCCGCGCGACGCCGGATCGCGCGGCAAGTGCTCGGGCAGGCGCTGACGCACCGCATGCACGATGGAGTTCTGCAGCATCTGGAAACGCTCGGCGATGGCGGGTCCACGCGGTGTCGCCGCCATGAACTCCGGATCGAGCGCCTGCAGCCCGGCGTTGACCGTCTGGTTGATCTGGGTGCTGACGTCGTGCCACTCGGCACTGCTCAACTCGTTGCGCCGCTGGGGCTGCAACGCGCGCTCGCGCGCGCGCTGCTCCTGGAAATCCTGACTACGTTGCTGACGCGCTTCGGCGTCGTCGGCGTGCGCCCGGTACATTTCCTCCTGGAACGTGCGCTGCTCCTGCTCGCGCGTCTGGGTGCGGATGAGGTTCTCGGAGAACGGCCGCTACAGCATCGGCGTGCCGGCCGGCGTGTCCGGCGTCAGCCCGCCGGATTGCTGCTGCAGGCGTTCGAGCACGGGCGCGTTGGCCGGCCTGAACTGGTCCGCCGTGAAGAACGGCGCATAGTCGATGCCCTGGGCGCCGCGCGAGATCGCCGTGTCGGTCAGCTGGCGCGCCTCCTGGCGGTCGGCCTGCTCGCGCTCCATGGTGCCGACCGTGAACCCGGTCGCCATCTCTCCCAGGCGCTGCGAGATATCCGCGAACGACGGCATGGTCTAAGTCTGGGGCTGGAGTGGCGCCGGCGGTATCGGCGGCGGTGGCGGCGGCGGCGGCGATGGCGATACCAGCTGTTGCGTGAACGGCGACTGGCCCAGGACGCGTGTCATGCTGGAGAAGTCCATCGGCGTGGCCGTGGCCTGCGCATAGGACGCCGCGCTGGACAACGCGCGACCCGAGCCTTGCGGCGTGGCGTTCCAGGCATTGAGCGAGGTCAGCGGCAGATCGGTGAGCAGCTTAATGCGTGCCGTCTCCAGGCTCTGGACAGCGTTGGTGTAGACCGTGCTGCGCAGCATACCCCGTGCAGCGAACTTCGCTTCCAGCCCGCTGCGCACGGTCGCGGCGTTGTCCTCGATCTCCTTGCGCGCGCGCTCCTCGAACAACCGGCGGAACTCGGTGCCATCGGTCGAATTGGGATCCATGCGCGCCAGCGCATCGTTGGCGATGTCGGTCTTGGACTGCGCGAACAAGCCGGTCAGCATGCCGCCGATCTGCAGCGCCTGCATCGCGGCGCCGACCGGGTTGCGCTCGGCGGCCGTCAATAGATTGTTCCAGGTGCGGTCGAGCCAGTCCGACTGGTTGAGCACGGTCGGGGACACGGCCTGGATCGGGCTGGTGGTGGGACCGCCCTGGCCCCAGCGAAGATCGACGGGCGGCGTCGGCGTCGGCGGCGTTCCCGCCGGCGTCGGTGTCGGCGTCACGGTGGCCGATGGCACTGGATGGACAGGACCCGGTTGCGGCGTCACGTCGAGCGAACCCGGCGGTGCCGGCGCTGGCGCTGGCGCCAAATCCGGCGCCGGCGCCGGTGTACGTGGAAACATCGCCGGCTGGCCCGCCGGTGACGGTGGGGCAGTGCCGGCGCGCGGCGCCTCGGCACGGTCGCCCCAACCAAGATCCTGTGTGTCGGATGCGGACGTGGTGGTGCCGGGCGGGACATAGCCGACCTGCGGCGGCGCCGTAAGCGGCGACGTGTTCTCCAGCGAAGAACTCGCCCCTCCCGACGCGGTTGGCAGCGGCGCTAGTTCGCCGCCGCGCGTGACGCTCGTATCGATGCCGTTGCCGGTACTGCCGCCACTGCTACCGTTGATCTGGTTCCACACGTCGCCGAACGAGCCCACCGCGCCGGCGCTCTGGCCGATATTATAACCACCGAGCCCCAGCTGGAGCGCGCCCGTTGCCCGATCCAGCGCCGAACGATTAGGGCCGAACGTGCTGGCGGCGCCCGACGCGACGTTGGCGGCACCAGCCAGTCCCGACAACGCCTGTCCCCAGCCGCTGCTCGTGTCGCCGAACGCGCCGGCGCCGGACGCGAGCCCGGCGACGCCGGAAGCGATGCGGAACGCCGGACTGGACAGGAAGTCGGTGATGTTGCTGAACCATCCCATCGCGTCCTCTCATTCCGCCACGATGGCGAAGTCCATGATCCGGAGATCGCCGATGTCCTCGCTGACGAACTCGATCTGCACGCCGTACGCCCGATGCTCGAACGGCAGGTCCAGGGGACGTTCCGGCGTGAGCAGCGACCCATCGTTGTCGGGGTAGCTCGCCAGCAGATCGTCATCGAGCAATTCGAGATCCTGGTTGTATGCCCGAACGCGGAACTTGGCGTCGCCCGACGCGCGCAGCATGAAGCGCTTGTAGTTCTTCTCGCGCTGCGGCGAGCCCTGATAGAGCACGGCGGTGCGCGCGCGCATGCGCGACGTGTCGGTCTCGTAGCGCATGTCGTCGTCGCACAGGCCGACGCTCGGCACCGCGACGGACATATCGCCGTCGAAATACGTGCCATCGGCCCAGCCGGCGGACGGCGTGAACCCCCAAGACAAGTGCGGTTGGCGCCCGGACGGCTCGATGGTGAAGGTGAAGCGCGCCCAATAGATGTTGTCCACGCCGGGCGGCCCCAGCTGCGGCATCATCAGATGGTAATGGCCCTTGTTGGGATCCCACACCGCGCGCGGCTCCCACTGCCCGAAGGGCGGCATGCGCTTGATGCACTGGAAATACAGGTCCTGCACGACGCGCGAAAAGGTGATCGCTTCCAGGGTGATGCCGTTCACCGAACGGCGCAACGAGTGCACGCCGAAGCGCGACGCGAAGAACAAATCGTTGCCGACGCGCTTGATCGTGCGCTTCCCGATGGTGCCAATCGGCACGCGGAAATCGCGGAGAAGGGCCCAATTGTTGATGTCGGGATCGGCCACGTAGAGCAACGTTTCGTTGCCGCAGAAGATGGCTAATTTGTTGCCCTCGAACGTACCCAATCCGCGCACGCGGTCCTTGCCGGTGAGATCGTCGCGAATGTCAAAGCGCGCCCCGTCACCGGCGCCCGATCCGACCGTGAAGTCGGCGGCGCCGGCTTTGCTCACGGCGATCTCGGTGTAGTCGGGGCCGTAGCCGGACACGGCCAAGCGCGCGAGCACGTTGGCGGCGCACCCCCCACGAATAGGGGCGGGGAACACCGTGCTCTCCACGGTCCATGCGCTACCGTTCCACGAGTGCGGAATGCCGGTGTCCACGAACACGTATTCCGTGCCGAGATACTGGCACCAGTCGATGGCCGAGCCCCAGCCCCACGTGGTGTCCACGGCCGTGCCGGCCGGATACTGGATGAGCACGATGCCGCCGGTGCCGCTCTTCTGGCCGTAAAGCACCACGTCCTTGCCGTAGTGCTCGCAGTACAAAATGTTAGTGCCGGCCGCGATCCCGCTCTTGAGCTTGTGTCCCGGCAGCTTGTTGATCTGGCCGCGCAGGTCCACGAAGGCGTGCTCGCAGATCTCCAGGAAGCGTTCGCCCATCTGCCGGCGGTCGGCAATGGCGTCGAGCCCGACGAAGCGCGCATATGGGTACAGCTTCTCGGGCATCAGTAGTCGGACCCGCGCTGATCGTGGTCGATCTCCAGGATGCCCATGACGTTGCGCAGCTGGCCGAGCCACGTGTTGAGTTCGGTGTAGTACTGCACGCGCTGCTTCTGGACATTCGGCGGGCGCGAGACCATGTCGCGGTCCACCGCCCAGAAGTACTTGATGCCCTCGATCATCACCCGGTCGCCGATCTCGCGGAACTCGGTGGTCGCGATGTAGCGCGCGATCCGCCCACGATAGAGGGGACGGACCACGCAATTGGCGTTGGTGACATGCGGCGCGTCGGCGACACGCAACGTGGACTGGCCATTGATCCAGCTGGTCAGGGTGAAGGTGAAGATGTCTCCCGGCGGCGACCCGTAGCCGACGCCTTGCAGACGCAGCGGCACGTACGGACCGATGCCGCCGAACCCCGACAGGATGGTGATCGTCGTGTCGTCGGCGGTCACGCTCGCGATGCCGTCATCGAACTGGAACTCGAGCAGCTGCAGGAAATACGGATGCCGGTTTACGTCGTCCACGACTTTGTTCGCCGCGTTGACCAGCGGGTTCTGGTACTTGGCGATCAGCACCGCCGAATTTTTCTCGCCGGCCTCGTTGACCGCGTCCTCGATCAGCTTGTCGAGCCTGGAGAACTCGCCGGACGATGTCGCCACATCGACGTTGAACGGATATGGCCGGTTGCCGGTCGCGACGACCATCACACGGCCTGCAGACGCGTGACGCGCTGCTCGCGCACGAACATGTGCTGCTCGAACCGCGCGACCTTGTCGGGATCGACGGCGGCATAGCCGTCCTCGAACCGCACCTCGAAATCGCCGAACAGCATCACGAGACCAGGGTCCGCCTTGGTCACGTACATCACGACCTCGCCGGCCTTCATGCGCACGACGTTGGCCTGGAACGCCGCGTGGTCGCGATACGACACGATGTCGTTGCCGATGACCGCGACCTCGTCGGTGGCGAAAAACTTGTTGGTGGAGTAGAGGAAATGCCGCTTGAGCCGCTCGGCGATCTGCAGCGGAACCGTGGCGCGGCCGAGATCGAACCGCACCTGGACATCGCCAAGCTCGATGATCAGGCCGGGATCCTTGGACACGAACTCGACCATCTCGCCGACGTAAAGCTGCGTGAACCCGTTCTCGCCGTGCAGCGTCCACGCGCCGTTGACCAGGGTCACCGAGCCCGGCACCGGAACGGCGGATTTGGGAACCTCGACGGGGTTTTCCTCGCCGGGTGCGAACAACGCTGCCGGCTCGATGTCCTGCCCAATCGTGTCCACGACGGCCTGGACAGGATCATGGACATCCGCGCCAGGAATGGGCGGCGGCGCGTCGGACCCAACAACGACGTGGCTATCCTTGGTGACCTGCTTTGCCGGCATCCGCTGGTTCTCCTCGATGTGAATTGGGGCGACGGGAGTGCACCTCCCGCCGCCCCAGGGTAACGAGCCAGCAATCCCTGGCTACGGCTCAGACGATCTTGCTCCACCCCGTGATCAGCGAGTGGGTCTTTTCCTGGAGCATCTCCAGGCCGCACTCGGCGAGATACTCGTCGGTGACGCCGTCGATGCCGGGCGACTGGCGGTCCTTCAGCAGGACCAGATCATCGATGTAGCGATACTTGAGATCGCCGGTGTCGAGGATCAGCATCATCTGCTCGGCGCCGGGGATCTGGCGGAACTGCGGGTGCGTCTTCACCATGAGTTCGCCGGCGAACGTCATGTACGAGGTCAGCGACATGCCGTAGCTCATGTTCCCGCTGACCGCGTTGATCGTCCAGCGATCCTTGGCGATGCGCTGAAGCATGTCGGCGCACTGCCACCCGCAGAGGGCGAGCTTCTGCGACGAGCCGAACGCGAACACGTGCTGCGCCAGGAACGTATCGAACGTAAGCTCGTCCAACAGGCCCGGCGTGCTGGCGACCGAGATATCGAGAACGTGGCTGGTAAGGAACGACACGATGCCACCGGTGTAGCGCTCGGGCTGGCCGTTGGCGCCGGTGATGATGTCCTTCTTGCCCCAGATCATCGCGCGCTCGGTTTCCATCATGTGCTGCTTGAGCGCGTCGCGGGTCTTCTCGACGTACTGGTCGCCGGTGCGGAAGTTGGTCTTCATCGCGGTGCGGGTGATGTTCACCGGCGTCCGGAAGATCTGGCAGAAGTTCTCGGTGGACGCGGCGTCCCACGACACGGCGACCGGCGTATCCGCGCCTTCGGGGTTGGCGTTGCCGATCAGGAACCACACGTCGGAAGCGTTGACCGCGACACCGGTGCCGGAATTACCGACACCACGGGTCACGGTGAGCGTGGTGCCGCTGGGCTTGGCGGTGACCTTCGCCACCTCACCCGTTCGCCAGTTGCGGATCATCGCGCCGATGCGGATGAAGGTAAGATCGGCGGCGGCCGTCGCGGTCAGGGTCACGTCACCGGCGAGCGCGGTCCCGGAATGGGTGAACCTGAAGTCCGGGAGATCCTTGCGGAAATTGTGGTATTCCGGGTCGTCGGTGCTCTCGCTTCCGAGCATCGACAGGATCGCGGTCAAAGGGGCCGAGCCGTTGGGCTCCAGCATCAGCCACTTTTCCCGCCAATTCTCAGCGCGGTGATCGGCGGGAAAACCGCCGGTACCGCGCATACCAAGCACTGCTGGCATGTGACATCACCATGATCAGAGGTTGCGTTGCCGCTGGCTCTGTCCCGGTGCTTCGTCACCAAGCCGGCTGCTCGGGGTAACGGCAATGCCGTCCACGAGTAGGGGTCAGATCCGATAAGCACAGACCGAACGAAAGCGCGCCACCTTACGCCGATGCCGGCGCCGGCGTCAAACGCGGCATGACGTGCATCACCGAGCGGCGGTCGCCGGTGGTGCACGTCGCGTGCGCGATGTGCTGCCCCGAACTCTCCAATTGACGTACAAGAGCGGCGACCCGGTCGGCGGCGCTCGCGGCGTCGCCGCTGCCGGCGATCACGATTGTCCAGTCCGACATGTCACATCTTGTCCATCAGGGTGCGGTTGAAGTCCATGGTGTCCTGGCCGGTATCGGCACCATTGCCCGGGCCGCCGGCGCCGGCCGAGCCGGGGATCGCGCCGCCGCCGGGACGTGGGCTCGCCATCTCACCCCCTGCTCGGGCGAGATCGCTGGACACGCGCTGCGTGCTCTCCTTGCGCTCGGCGATGGCGCGTCGTCCCGCTGCGACCTCGTAATACTTACGGATCGCGCTGCCCATCGCCTTGGGGTCGGCGAGCACGCGGTTCTTGAAGCCGGGAAACTCGCCATCGGTCTCGTTGATGAACGACGCGAAGCCCTTGACCTCCTCGGGCGTGTCGATCCCCAGTTCGGTCGCGACCCGGGCGGCCTCGGCGTTGACGGCACTTTGCAAGGCCATCTGCGAGCGCTGCTGCAGGTCCTGCTGGAAGCGCTGCATGGTCTGGACCATCGGGGCGAAATTCTTGACCATGGTGTCCAGCGCGTTGCCGTGCTTGAACATGTTCATCAGGGCATTGCGCGCGCCATCGGGAAACTGCAGCCCGTTCATCTGCTCCAGCTGCTGCATGTCCTGCTCGGCATTGTCGTTGGGCGGCGGCATGCTGAAGGGCTGGCTCGCGGCCTGGGCAGCGGCTGTCGCCGCTGCTGCTGCCGCCGGGGCTCCTCCCGCCATGGCCTGAAGCGGATTGGTCGGTGCCGGTGCACCGCCGCCGTTGGCCGGGCCTCCTCCCGTGCCGTTCTGCTGCTGCTGGATGATCTTCTGGACAGCGCTCATCACCATCTGCGCCAGCTGCCTGGGATCGGTGATCCCGGTCTGGCGCTTGATCTCGTTGATCACGCCGAGCACCGGGGAGTTTTCCCCCACCGCCAGACCTTGCTGGGCCAGCTGCCGAATGGTGTCCACCGGGTACTCGCGCTCTTCTCCCCGGAACTTGATGCGCATCGTGCTCGGCAGATCGCTGGGACGCGGGCCCGCCTGTCCGGCGCTATCCTGCGTGGTCTCCGGAGGCGGGTTATCGGTGGTGATCGCCTGGGCCGCCGCCGAACGCGGCGTGCCCTTGCTGATCTCGAAATCGAAATCGGGCGCTATCGTGCCCTGCGTGCGCTCGGGCCGGACCGAAGTCTTCGCCGCCGGCGTCGCCTGGGGACTATCGTTCGGCGCCGAACGCTGGTCCTGCGGATTGGGTACGTCGGTCGGCTTGGCGCCCGGCGTGGTGTTGGCGCCCGACTGCGGCAGGCGCATGCTGGTCGCGGTACGCTCGTCAACCGGCTTGGTCATCGGTGGCATCGTCGTCTTCTCCCTTATCTTGTGAGCGACCGCGCTTCGGTGGAGCGCCGATCACCTGTCCAGCGAAAATAATCTGTCCGCCGCGAATGAGATCGGGGAGGGTGAGCGCCGTGCGAAACGCGCTCGCCATCGCCGCCGCCACGCGGATGTTCTCGGCCGGGCCGCTGGCGCCGGCCAGGGCAAGCTCGACGTGCTTGGTCATCTGGTTCTCAAGATGGCGCAGATAGGTCTTCCAGAACCAGCTGCCGGCGATGCGATTGTATTCGGCGTCGAGAAACGACTGGGGCGTGTAGACGGCGATGGGCTCGGATGTCATCGCACGCCGGACGCTTGCGTTGCCTGCGTATGCAAGGGCTGTGCGGCTTCCGGCGAGGACTGCTGAACGGCGGTGGTGCGCATCGCATCGGAGAGCGGGACGACGTTGCCCTTCTCCTTGTCGCGCATGACCTGCTCGTCGGGCTGGACCTCGTTCTTCATCTTGGCCGTCTGCTGCTGCGCCGCCGCGACCTGGGCGGCGACCCCGGGGTTGTTCGCCATCGCCCCGGCCTGCTGCTGCGCGGTCTGCACCTGACCTTCCTTCTGGGTGTTCTGCCACTCCTCCACGTCGCTGAAGCCCATCGAGATGAAAAGCTCGTTGAAGATCTTGGCCATGTTCCAGTTGGCGGCGGTGTTGGTCTCGCCGATCACCCGGATCGCGCGCATCAGATTTTCGGAGTTGGCGCGAGGATCGGCGGGAAGCGTGCCATCGGAGAGGAGATAATCGAACTCGCCCAGGATCTCCTTCTGCTTCCACTCGTACCAGCCATTCTCCAGCTTGGCGTACTGGGCCGGCAGCTGGACCTGACCGCCGTAGATGCCGAAGTACTGCAGGTTCCAGACCATTTGCAAAACCATGGGCCGGATCTGGCTGGCGCTCAGCATGCGCGCCTGCGTCCCTAAACGTTGCTGGCCCAGGCTCGTGAGCCGCGCGATCTCGGTCGCCGATCTCTGGGTGTCGGTCTGGACGCCCTGCGCCGTATCGTTGGCCGCGAGCAATCTCTGCTGGAGTTGCGCGGCCTGATCCATCTCCTGCCAGAAGCTCGCGGTGCTGTCCTTCTGGTCGATGGGCAACAGAGCCGATTTGAGATCAGCACCAGGAAGTGCACGAATGAGGCGGGCGGTGTTCGGATTGAGAATGTCATCGATCATGACCTTGGTCGGATCGGCGATCATCCGGCCCCGGATCAGGTTCTGGGTGTTCTCGACCCGCGCCCGGAGCAACCAATCCTGAAAGCGCTGGAGCGGCGCACCCAGTTCGTAGGCGCTCGACGCGAAGATCTTGTGCGCGTCCCAGTCGCACGCGCCCGACACGACTGGCACTTGCCCGTGGGGATAGGGCGACCGGTCGAACATGATCACGGTCTTCTCGTCCGCGACCACGATGCGATAAAGACCAAAGGGTGCGTTCACGCCGAACCACTTCGGCGAGATGTGGGCGTAGAGCGTGTTGACCACATGATTGCGCCCGAGCCCGAACTTGGACTCGGATGTGGGCATCTCCGTCCGGCCGCCGTCACGAAGGGTGTCGGGCCGTGTCCCTCTTTGGTTTTCGTTCAGGGACTTGTTGCAGTCCCACGCCATCGTGATGTGGTTGTTCTCGACCCGATTGAGATTGGCGTAGAGCTTGCGGCGGTAGAGCGCGGAGATGCTGGCAGTGCTGCGCAGCCCGATGAAATCCGCCTCGTGCGAGTTCTGGAGCGTCACGCGCGGATCCGGGAAGTAGTTCCAAGGGTCCACGTTCACGGGAATGTTCCCGTCGTGGCCATAGTAGGTGGCGACCGGCGAAATCCCGTAGCGGTTCTGGTCGAGGGTGATCTGATAAAGCAAGCGCTCGTAGCCGACGCGCCGCATGTTGTTGCTCAATTCGGCTTCGATGATCCGCGCCGCGAGCCGTGAGCTTGTTCGCCGTGCCGGGTAGATCTTGAACGCCGGCATCCCGCCGAAGATGGCAAGGTTATAGGTGCAACGAACATCGCAGATCGCCCGGCTGTAGGGCGTGCGAATGACATCGATGATGCGCGGCTTCTTCCTACGCCCCTTTTTGGTGCTCGCCTGCATCGCCTCGACCGTGGCGGTCGGGACATACAGATCGTGGGTCTGGTCGGCTTCTGTCCAGGTATCGTAGCGCCGCGAGACCATGTCGTAGGACAGCGCGAAGCACTCGTTCACGTAGTCCACGATGTCCTGCTCGATCTCCAGGGGGAGCGCCGCCGCCGCGTTCTTGCCCATCGTGAGCATGTTGGACACGGTCTCGGCCGACAATGGGATATCCCCGTCGCCGATGATCGCGAGATAATCCCCGAAGTTCGCGTCCGGACCCAGGCTCGGATCCTTGCCGGGCAC